AAGAGATTTAATTGCAAATGGTTACTGCGTAACTGTTGCTAGCAATTTTGGTTTTACTTCAACTAGAGATAAAGACGGTTTTGCTAGAGCCAGCGGCCAATGGGCTCATCAAATGTGTTTCGTTAGCGTTGACGACGCTTTTTCTCGCCCAGGCTTATTATGTAACAATAGCTGGGGTGCGTCGTGGATTAGCGGTCCAAAGAGACATAATCAGCCCGATGGGTCTTTTTGGGTCGATGCAGATACTGTAAATAAAATGTTTGCCCAAGGAGATTCTTGGGCTTTCAGTGGTTATAAAGGATTTGAACCAAGAGAATTAGACACAAGGATTATTTAATAATGAAACCAAGTAGTATTATTCTTATATTATTATTTGCTGTAACACTTGTTCCAAATAATATATTTGATTTTAATAAAAAAACCGCCGCACCATCTTTTGATAGACCAAAAAATGAGGGCTTTGTAGCCTTCGTTATTAACGAAAAACTATTAAAGATGTCTAAACCAGACGATAATACACCAGACGTTCCAGCGTGCGAATGCAATGGATCTGGAGTCTTGATACATGGCGATGGACACAGAACCCCATGTCCATGTTTATCAAATGGCGGAAAATGTGAATGCGCCAAAAAATCTGAACAGATTGATGATTTAAAAAAAAAGTAATCAATCTCAATCAGAATGTATCTGTTCCGGTAATTCCTGTGGTATTTAAAGAAGAACAAAAGCCACAAAAACAAATTTTATTTTTTACAGCATCTTGGTGCAAATATTGTGAGCTTTTCAAACAAACCCAGCTACAAAAATTGATGTCTAATAATTTAACAATCAGCAATAAAGAAGATGCAATGATTAGGATTGTAGATGTTGATTTAAATCCTATGCTTTATAATAAATACGCAAAAACAAAAAAAACAATACCGTATTTTGTTCTATTAAAAGACGGCGAAGAAGTTAAAAATTTGGTTGGTTTTCAGACAGCGGAGAAAATATTAGAACTATGGAAACAGTAACACCTTTTGATTTTTTGTCAAACCTATTCTCAAAAGATGGATTATCTAATGGCTATATCTCCGTTAAATTTTACGAACAAACAAAAATATCTTTTAAGATAGAAGAAGGGTCTTGTAAAATTTCTTTTGAAGAAGAACTACCAACGGTCCATTTTACGGATGGGTTTATGATGATTCAGCCAAAAATTTTAGGAATTAAACTAGAAAAAGATGGTGGAACATTTCAAATAAAATCATTCCCAGATATTCCCTTTAAGTATAATTGGCTCATAAAAGATATAAAAGACTCATAAATTGCTTGCATGTGCGACCACATAATACTATTATAGTGCAGTACATCTAAACTTGAATTATAGGGAAAAATATGAGCAAAACTAACCTTGGTAAAAAGTTTCTTTCTGAATTAAAACTCTATTCTGATTATCTAAAATGGCAAGCGGCAGACGGAAGATATGAAAATTTTCATGAAGCTTGTGATTCAATAATTGATGGTCATAGAAAGAAATATTCTGGAATAGAAATAGAAGAAGAATTAGCTTCAGCCGTTGAATCAATGAAAGAAATGCGTGTCTTTGCCTCTCAAAGAACTCTTCAATTCAGGGGTCCGCAAATTGAAAGAAGCAATTTGCGTTTATATAACTGCTCCGTTTTACATGCAGTAAAAAATACAGTATTTCAAGAAGTATTTTTTCTAGGATTAAACGGGTGTGGCGTTGGTATAAGTCTTTTAAGGCCCTTTGTAAATAATCTATCTAAGATTTCTTCTCGGCCAAATGGGGCAAAAACATTTATTGTCGAAGATTCAATTGAAGGATGGGCAGACTCTCTCGGTGTTCTAATGTCTTCGTATTTTTCAGAAGATCAGCCTTTCCCAGAATACGCTGGATATGAAATTAGATTTGATTATTCAAGCATCAGGCCAAAAGGAAGTTTTATTTCTGGCGGTTTCAAGGCACCAGGTCATGAAGGTCTTAAAAACGCACTAGAAAAGATAGAAAAATTAATTGAAGACCTTTTAAGAAACGGTCAAAATAAACTTAAACCAATAAATGTCTACGATATAATTTGTCATTCTGCTGATGCTATTCTCTCTGGCGGTGTTAGACGATCCGCATTAAATATGATTGTTGATCCGTATGATGATGAAATGATACATGCTAAAACCGGAAATTGGAGACAATCAAATCCGCAAAGGTCTAGAAGTAATAATTCAGTTTTAATATTGAGATCTGAAAATAAGAAAGAATACTTTGATAATATTGTAAAATTAAATCATGGGGATAATGATATTGGCTTTGCTTTTGCAAATAGTTGGTTTGATATGTTTAATCCGTGCGTTTCTTCTGACTCTCTAATAAACACACCAAATGGATTATACTTTCCAGAAGATTTAAAAAACAATGACAGAATAACGCTAAATTCTAAAAATTTTGCGTCTTCTGGTTTTAGAAAGACTGGAATCAAAAAATTACTAGAAATAGAAACTGAATATGGAAGAAAAATAAAAGTCACTCATGAACATTTAATGTTTACAGATATCGGCCTTTTGCCAGCATCTACCTTGGTTGTTGGAGACAAGCTTTCTATATCAAACAACACTAAATCTGATATAAATTTTGATTATAATTCTGATAATTTTAAAATAGGATATTTAATTGGTTCATTTTTAGGCGACGGAAATTTTATTGATGGAAGCTGTCAAATAAAATTTTGGGGAGAAGATAATTCCAAATATCATAATAAATGTATTGAATACATTAAGGATCTTGGTTGGAATACTGGTAAGCCACATAAAGAACTAGAAGAAGATTCTGAAAATTATTCTTGCCTTAGTAGTACATCTTTATTCAATTTTATTAAACAAAAAGATGAATCTATTATTAGCAACAAAAGATTGAGCAAAAAATTACTATCTGGTGATTATAATTATATAAACGGTTTAATTGCTGGATATTTTGACGCAGATGGAACAGTATCTTTTAATCAGAAAAAAGGACATTCTGTTAGAATATCTTCAGTTCAATTAGAAAATCTTGAAAATATACAAATAGCATTGAACTCTATTGGTGTTTATTCAAAGATATATAAAAATAGAAATAGATGTCTACGTGGTTTTAATATACTTCCAGATGGAAATGGTGGTAGTAAAACATATCCTATTCAAAATAGCCATGAGCTATGTATTTCAAAAGAGGCCATTAAGCATTTTACAAAAGTAAATATATTAAACGAAAACAAGAAAAACATTATTAATACAATTTTAAACAATTATTCAAAAAACTTTTACAAACAGTCTTTTGATGAAATTGTAGTATCTATTACAGAGTTAAACCAACCTGACGATGTTTATGACTGCACTGTTGAGCTTGGTATAGAAGCCTTTGAATGTAATGGTTTTTGCGTTCATAACTGTTTCGAAATTTCATTTACGCCTGTTAATACAAACGAAGATCTAACAAAAATTAAATATGAAGATCTAGAAACGTGGGCAAAAAATAACAAAGATTTGTTTGGTGTCCAGCTTTGTAATTTAACATCTATAAATGCAGAAAAATTAAACAATAAAGAACAATTTTTGCGAGCATGTAAAGACGCTTCCATACTTGGAACTCTCCAGGCTGGTTATACAAATTTTCCATATCTATCAAAAGCTTCTGAAGATATAACCAAAAGAGAAGCCCTGCTGGGCGTATCCATAACTGGATGGATGAATAATCCAAAGCTTTTTAATGCAGATTGGCTCCAAGAAGGAGCAAAAATGGTTTTAGATACAAACGAAAAACTTGCTAAAAAGCTTGGTATTAATATCGCAGCACGAACAACGTGCGTTAAACCAGAAGGAAATTTATCTGTAATAGCTCAAACAGCATCTGGAATTCATCCAGAACATTCCGAAAGATATTTTCGGATAATGCAACTAAATAAAGAGTCTGATACGGCTAAATGGCTAACTGAAAATTCTTCATTCTTGTTAGAAGAAAGTGTTTGGTCTGCTAATAATACAGACTATGTAGTTTTTATTCCAGTTACTAATCCAAAAGACGGTTTATTTAAAAAAGACATGAAGGGTGTCAAGCACCTAAAGCTTATAAAGCTTGTTCAAGAAAACTGGGTTATTCCAGGAACTAGAGTTGACAGGGGAATATCTCCAAAAATTAATCACAATGTTTCTAATACTGTTATTATTGACAATCAAGAAGAAATATGTAATTATATTTGGGAAAATAAAGATATTTTTACTGCCGTATCTTTTATTTCTGATTACGGCGATAAAGATTTTAATCAAGCCCCATTTACATCTATTCTAAGCGCAGAAGAAATATTTGAAAAATATGGAAAAGGCTCTTTATTTATATCTGGATTGATTGTCGATGGACTACATTATTTTAATAATAATTTATGGGAAGCCTGTGACTGTATCTTAGACGTAAATATTCCAATTTGTGGAACCAGAGAACAGGTTATGCTTAAAAAGTATTGGGTTGGAAGAGCTAAAAAATTTGCAAAAAATTATTTCAAAAACGACATTAAACAAATGATCTATTGTCTAAAAGATGTGCATCTTTGTCATAAATGGGAAGCTATTAATAGACAAATAAAAGAGATTGATTTTGGGAAAATTCTTCCAGAACCAGTTTATAAAGATGTTTCAGATTATGCGGCTGTTGCGTGTGCTGGTGGATCTTGTGAATTAACGAGGATTTAAAAATGTTTCAAAATACTATTAAAGTAAAAAAATTAAATGAAGATGCAAAACTTCCTTATAGAGCAAACGCTGGTGATGCTGGCTGGGATTTATTTTCAGTTGAAGATGCTAAAATTTATCCTAAGTCAAGACTTACAATAAAAACTGGAATTGCAGTAGAAATCCCAATGGGATATGTTGGTCTTATTTGGCCAAGGTCTGGACTTTCAGTGAAACATGGTATAAATAAACTCGCTGGGGTTATCGATTCGGGTTATCGTGGCGAGATAATTGTTTGTTTACATAATACAGACGAATGGGTTCCATTTGAAATTAAAAAGGGCGATAAAATTGCTCAAATTCTGTTTATGCAAATCCCAGAATTTAAATTAGAATGGTCCGAAAATCTTGAAGAATCCGAAAGAGGTGAAAATGGTTTCGGTAGTAGCGGCTAACTAGAAAGAAGCTTATGACAACTAGAAGAAAAACTAAAAATCAAGAACAGGCATCTTTTCAAAAAATAAAAATAGTAGAAGGTAAAACAGAAAATCAAAATTCTTATATTAGAGCTATCATTGAAAATGATGTTATTTTTTGTTCTGGTCCTTCTGGTTGTGGAAAATCGTACATTGCCTCTGGTATAGCTTCAGAACATCTATACAGAGGAGCTGTAGATCAAATAATTATTACTAGGCCAATTATATGTACAGGAAAAGACATAGGATCTCTTCCTGGAGATGTACTAGAAAAAATTGGCCCATATTTAATACCAATGCAAGAAAATTTCAGATTTTTTCTTGGTCAAACTTTTTATGGTTTATATGTTGCAGAAAGAAAAATTAGATATGAGCCGCTAGAAATGATGCGCGGATCTACATTTAATAACTCTTATCTAATATTAGATGAGGCACAAAATTGCACTTATGATCAAATAAAAATGTTTATAACAAGAATGGGAAAAAATTCAAAAGTTTTAATTAACGGCGATGTAAATCAAACAGACTTAAAAGCAAAAAGCGGATTATGGTCTTGTATGGACAAATTAAAGTCTGTACAAGGCGTTTCTGTTATTACACTAGACCGTTCCGATATTCAGAGAAATGGAATGATTGGGAAAATCCTAGACGCTTTGGAGTCTTAAATGCCAAGATATAGCTTATTATGTGAAGATTGTTCGCTATGCATAGAAATAGAATGTAGTATTTCAGAGTATGATACAAAAATGAAAAGTGTAATATGTCCTGAATGCGCATCTAAAAACGTGCATAGGAATTATCAAGATGATAATATTTATTCTTCTGTAAAAGAAATAAATACAATAGGGCAACTTGCAGATCATAATACAAAAAAAATAAAATCAAAATTGAGTGAGCAAGACGCCATGAACAAAGAGTTATTAAAAAATGATAAACCGTGGTATCATTCATATGCATCAAGTTCAAACAAAGAAATTAATAAGATGAATAAAAAAGAAAAAAGAAATTATATTTTAAAAGGGTCAAAATAATATGTTATATGTTTCAGATAATTATAAGGAAGAAAAAAATATTGAAGAAATGAATTTTGGCAGAGAAGGTAAAAAAATTACACATGAAAATGAAAAAATATTTGCTAAAATCGTTGTAAACAATGGGGCTTATTCATACTATATAAGAGAATACCAGGGGCTTCCTTATGATCCAATTGGTCCTTATAGTAGAAGAAATATATTTGAAGACACTAAATTAATAAAAGTTAATAAAGATCCATTTGATTATTACATTTTTTATCTAAGCACAAATAATTCAATATATCTCACAAAGACACAAAGAGGAGTTTTAACCAAATGAAAAAAGGTCCACTTGGAAAGACAGAAGTTTTTTATATTAAACATAATTACAAAAGTACATCAGTAGAAGAATTAGCCAAAGAGCTAGATAGGGCACAATCATTAATTATGTCTTGCATTGAAAAATGCAAAAAACAAGAAATTGATTCTGAGCCACTAAATGTTGCTAATCAAATGTTTACAAATAAAAAAGGCTCGATAGTTATGACACAAAATGCATCAGCAATGTCTGATGATATTAAAAAAGTTAAAGCTAAAAACCCCAGACACAGAAAGCAGTGCATAACAAAAATAAAATGAATAATGAAAAATGGCTAGAGCATTATAGAACAAATAAAAATGCTATTTGGATTAAATGCAAACTAACAAATGGTGAAGATTTATTTTTTGATAATTTTAATGGTTGGAAACTAATAAAAGAAAAGTGTGATAGCCAATCTTTATTTATAGATAAACTTTTTTTACAGTTTCGCTCTCATGAAATAGATATTGATATCAATAATTGTGACGGTATATATTTGGTACAATCTATAATTGGTCAATTTGGTGCCGACACAAAGAAATATTATACCACGGGAAAAATAATTGGAAATAAAGTCTATAAAAAGATGTGGATGATTCCAGAATTAATTTGTAATGAAGAGTTTGAAGATGACATCACAGACTGTTTTGCCGAAGCAATTATCTATGACAAAACGAAAAAGGTCCAACAAAAGTAAATACAAACATGTTAGCACTGGAGATCATTGCACATGTGCTGCATATGTGGCAGAAATAATGTGCATGAGATACGCAGAATTTAAAAATCAGGGTTCTCTTCCGTTTAAATTTTGGAATAAAAAACCTTGGGATTGGACATTCAAAAAACAATTATGGGCGGCCCAAAAACTAATTAAAAAATTCTCTGAGCAGGCTGTCGTTAAAGCTATTCATTCTGATGAATTCAAAGGAATATTCTCTTTAAATAATCCAAAAGTATCTTTTATATTAAAAAAATATCAGATAATAGTTGATCAAGAACAGAATAAATTTCAAAAACTAGAAGTTAAAGAAAATAATTCTTCTAGAAAAAAAACTTTTGGAAAAAATTTATTAAATAAAATGAGAGGCATAGATGGCGAAAAAGAATAAAGCTAAGTTTGATAACGATACAGTAAGCAATGAAATTATTACAAAATACGGCGAAATAATTGAAAGCGGTGAAAAGGTTTTAGAAAACTTAGAAAAGTTGAAAGTTATAAGTGTTTCTCCTTCTTTAGACATAGCACTCGGAGGTGGATTGCGAGAAGGAAGCGTTGTTGTTATGACCGGAGATCCTAAGACAGGAAAAACAACTTCGGCATTATATTTTGCAGCAAAATGCCAAAGCCTTGATAAGAATATTGTTTATTTTAATACAGAAGGAAGAATAACAAAAGAAAATTTTATTGGAATAAAAGGATTAGATCCGGCAAAAATAAAGATAGTTCAAGCTACAGACGAGAAACCAATTGTTTCCGCTGAAACTTATTTAAACGCATTAGAAATGTATATTAAAGGAACCGATAATTTAGTTGCAATTGTAGATTCTGCATCAAATATGGTTCCACAAGAAGAGCTTGATGGAGATATTCGCTCAGGGGTTAGAAACGGATTACCAAGGCTATTATCAATGTTTCTTAAACGTATTAGCGGAGACGTTGCGAGAAACAAGGCAATTATAATTTTTATTACACATAACATTGCAAACACAAGTGGATCTAAATATTCTCCAGCTAAAATGGCCGACTGCGGAAATATGATTCAATATCAAGCTGGAACAAACATGATTATTACTCATCGTGGGAAATGGGAAGTCCCACTAGAAAGCGGTAATCATGTGGGTCAAGTAGCAAATTGGGTTATAAAAACCTCTGCCGCAGGTGGCAGACCAAATTCGACAGCAGCAAGCTGGATTAGATATGGAGTAGGAATCGACGAGGTACAAGAAATATGTGAACTAGCTAACCAGTTTGGCATGATAAAAAGGTCTGGGGCTTGGTACGAAATATCAATAGCCACTGAAAATAAAGATAACCAAATTATTCAAAAGATATTAAAAGCAAACAATGCTGATCTTGAAAATGAAGAAGAAATTAAAAAGGTCTTTAAGTTTCAAGGACAACAAAAGGTGGCTAATTTTTTAGAAGAAAATCCAGAACTTACAGATTTTATTTATAGTAAAATTAAAGAATGCATGATGCTATGAAAGTAATTGGCTTAAATGGAAGAGAATATAGAATTGATTTAAAAAAATATTTAATAAAAGAAAATGATAATAGAAAAAGATCTAAACACCATATGCTAGCTAGAAATCTAATATATTCTCAGTATAATGGTCATCTAATATATGAAGAAGTAAAGCTTCCAGGATCTAGAAATCCCGCAAAAAGATCTGCGTTATTTTTAGATTTTTTCATTCCACATATTATGCTAGCGATTGAAGTTCATGGAGAACAACATTATAGATTTTGTCCATATTTTCATAAAAATGCTGCTGGGTGGGTAGAATATAAAAACAGAGATTATGAAAAATCTCTATGGTGTGAAAATAATAATATTAAATTAATAGTATTTAAATATTCGGATAGTATGGATGAATGGAGAAAACAAATTGAATATAAGTGATAAATTTGCTAGATTTTCAGAATCTATTGATAAATACATTGAATCAAAAAATTTTGTTGGCCCATCCTTCTCTGAAGAATTCAAACAAGCAGAAGAGTTTGACTTTGCTAAACTAAACGCATTGACTAAAGACGATTGCTTTAATTATGGCTATATGCTTCTGCAATATGCTGACTTTATAGGTACAGAACTAAGTAAAACAAAATCAATTGTTAGTTGGTGTGAAGAATCTTTAAATCAAATATATTGCAATGAACTTCTTAATATGCCACAATATACAAAGCATGATATCAAGATTGCCGCTATTATAAAAGAAAACGAAATAGCAAAACAAATAAATAATTGGAAAATGGTCGCTGAATCTCGTGTAAACTTTCTTTCTTTGAAAGAGAGTAATATAAGAAAAAAGGCAGATTGTTTAATAGAAAAAGGTAAGAGAAAATGAATTTTCAAGAGTTCATAAATTCACTAAACGATGAACAAAAACAGGCAATGATGACTGCTTTTGGGGTTGATAAAAATTTATTAAATCCTCAGCCACAAGAAGTAAAACAAAAAGAGTCGCCACCACAACGGGTTGTTGGCGAAGATTTTAAGGTAATTAGAGACGATAATTTTTCGAAAGGTAAAATTCCGGTGAAAGCTAAAAAAAATGAGTGGCATGATGATTATCAAGAACACAGGGATGTTCATACGCCAAAGACAGACAGAACACCAAGAAATCGCGAGAAATCTAAAAAGGTAGAAACAGAGTGTTATGTCTGTGGAAAAACTTTTTATGTAGATCCACGCTATGTTTACGGTGAATATCAAAGATGTAATCGATGTACCGGAAGGTAATAAAAAAATGAGTTTGACTGATGTTGGAGCCGAAAGAGCCGTTCTTGCTGGCTTATTTTGTTATGGATTAGATTCTTACGTTGAAGTTTCTGACATTGTTTCTATAGAGACTTTTAGTAATTTTAGAAATCAAATACTGTATAAATGTGTTGAAAAGATATTTAAAAATGAATCACAAATAGATTTACCTTCTATATTATCCGCCGCTGAACAACTCGGTGTCTATGATTCTATAAATACCAAGCAAGAATTAGAATATATTAACTCTTTAATAAATTTCCCGATAAAAAAAGAAAATGTATTAAACTTTGCTGTTCAATTAAAAAAGCTTGAATTCGCCAGGGAAATTAAAAAGCTTGCTATAAAAATATCAATAGATGTTGAATCTATCAATGGCGATGAGTCCATTGATGAAATTATAGGAATAATTGAAAACCCTATTGTTAGCTTTCTTCAGCAAGACACAATTTCAAAAAAGCCACAAAAAATAGGAAAAGACGTAGATGATTACTATGATTTTCTTATTGAAAATAAATGCGATCAAATAGGTATTCCAACAGGCTATCCAAGGTATGACGCAGCAATTGGAGGCGGGCTTAGGAGAAAGTGTGTCGATCTAATTGCCGCAAGGCCAAAGTGCGGAAAGTCAGTATTTGGAGATAACGTGGCTTTAAATGTCGCCTCTAAAGGTATTCCAGTATTAATGCTAGATACTGAAATGTCGAGAGAGGATCACTTAAATAGAATTATTGCAAATATTAGCAATATTCCAATTAATGAAATATCTACCGGAAAATTTTCTGAAGATAATACAAAGACACTGGCGGTAAAAAAGTCATTAAAGCTATTAAAAGAAATTCCGTATTCATACGTCAGTGTTGCCGGTTTACCTTTTGAGCAAATATTAAATACAATTAAAAGATGGATATTGCACGAAGTAAAACAAGACGAAAATGGAAGATCAAATGAATGTTTAGTAATTTATGATTATCTTAAATTGATGTCTTCTAGTTCAATTACAAATAATGTTCAAGAATATCAGGCTCTTGGTTTTCAAATTACTTCGCTTCATAATTTAGCCGTCAAATATGATTTTCCATGCCTATCTTTTGTGCAATTAAATAGAGATGGTATTACTAAAGAAAGTACTGATGCCGTTAGCGGTTCAGACAGATTAATTTGGCTTTGTACTTCTTTTAGTATTTTTAAAATTAAATCAGCAGAAGAGATTGCTGAAAATGGGCCCAATTGTGGAAATAGAAAGTTAGTACCAATAGTATGTAGACATGGACCAGGAATGGAAGATGGTAATTATATAAACATGCAAATGGATGGGTGGAAATCTAAGCTAACGGAACTTAGAACTAGAGATGAGGTAAATTTAAATTCAGAAAATCAGGGGGCTATTGATGGAGCAACACTTCCTTTTGATGAAGACGAAGACATACCATTCGAGGTCAATACATGAATATATATTTAATAACAATATCAACATTGTGTTATTTGTTTACGGCGGTTGGTAATTTCTATCAAAAAGATTACCCACATGGGTTTATTTGGATGTTCTACGGTTTAGCAAATTGCGGTTTTATTTGGCACGAACTGATTAAATTAAAATGATTTCTAATAAGAAATATAATTTAATAAAAATAAAAGAAACTGTTTTTGAAGATTTAGAAAAACTTCTTGATAGCTTTGATATAAACTATCATATAAGTAATGATAATTATCATTGCACTTGCCCAATCCATCAAGACAGTGATAACAAAACAGCCTGTTATTTTTCTAATAAAACAAAATCATGGAAATGTTGGACAAGAGGATGTCATGAAGTTTATGGAAAAGATATAATAGGGTTTGTTCGAGGTATAATATCTTCAAGAAATGGAGAAGAGGCGTCATTTCAAAAAGCTATAAAATATATTATTAGCTTATATGATATAAAAGACTATAGAATAAATGCTCAAAAACAAACTGATAATGACGAAGACAAAGAAAATATTAATGATATAATTAAAATTTTCAAAAAGAAGCCAGAGCATTATGACGCAAAGAAAATACAAGAAATAAAACTTTCTCAATATAGTAAATATTTTGAATCAAGAGGGTTTTTAAAATCAACGTTAGAGTATTTTGAAGTTGGTGATTGTGAAGACATTGAATCTCCTATGAAAAACAGGGCAGTAATACCAATTCATGATAAAAATAATTTTTTAGTTGGCTACATTGGTAGATCTATAAAATCATATATAACTCCAAAGTTTTTGTTTTCTAAGGGGCTAAAAAAGACAGATCATCTTTATAACCTTAATAGATCTAAAGATATGCTATTAGAAAGGCCCGCATTAGTTTTATTAGAAGGACAGGGCGATGTATGGAGAATGCATGAAGCAGGAATTAAAAATTGTGTTGGTCTTTTTGGGAAAGAAATTTCAGAAAATCAAAAAAATCTATTACTTGAGTTTGGCATAACAACTATAATACTATTGCTAGACAACGACCA